TGCCACAGAGATGAGAAAGCTGGCACCAGTGGGCAAGACTGGAGAGCTGAAGAAAAGCATCACTGTCAGGGTGTACCGGGTTTCCAATACAGCCAGCGGGACAGGCAAAGTGCATGCCAGGGTACGGATCGGACCATCAGCCAGGCAGGGCCGGGTGGGTGGCAGATATGCTCACCTGGTGGAGCTGGGAACAGCTGCAGGCAAAAGAACCAGCACAAAGAAACCCTTCCGGATTTTCGGTGAAGCTGATGAGGTGATCACCAGGGAGATTGAACACCCAGGATCAAGAGCACAGCCATTCATTCGGACTGCTTTTGATAACAAGTACAAGAAGGCAAATGAGAAGATCAGGAAGAAGCTGATGGATGCATTTGATGACATCCTGCAATCCCATTTGAAATGATCGGGGACATCATCAACCACCTCCTGGCTGATTCACGCATCACAGAGTATGTGGGCACCAGGATCTTCCCTGTTCAGTTGAACCAGGAAGAAGCGCTGCCAGCAATCATGATCACCATCAATGATGTGGAAGCCAATCCAACGAAGACAGCAGCCAGCACAGATGATTTTGTGGAGCTTGATCTGACCACCTATGCCAAGAGTGCCCTGGATGCATTCACCATTGCAGAGCGGATCAGGACCAGCCTGGACAATTACTCTGGAACGATGGGCAGCACCAACTTCCAGGGCATCCGATTTGAGCGGCTCAACATGAATCACTTTGCTGGTGATTCCATCTACATGTGCGCATCTGAATTCCAGGCCCATCAGCGCAGATGATTGTTGCCAGGGTTTACCTGATCGGGGATCTGATCGGGTGAAGTTCGCGGCATGAAGCTGGAGATCCTGAAAGACAACAAATCCACCAATGCCAGGGTGGGCACAGTGATGACTGTGCAACAAAAAACAGGCAAGGATTGGGTGAAGAAAGGCTGGGCAACTGACCTGAGCAATCCCCTTCCAGATCCTGAACCTGAAGCTGAAGAGGTGGAAGAGTTTGAGATCATGATCAGCGATGACAGCACAGATGAATTTGAACCCTCCCAATCTTAAAACATGGCAACAACTGGAAATGTAAAGGCCAACCTTCTGGGGCTGTACATCAGCACCGATGGTGGCACTTCATACACCCTGGTGGGCAGCGCAAACACTGCCACCCTCAGCATCTCGAATGAGACCCTTGATGTGACAACTAAAGCAAACAGCGGTGCCCGCTCTCTGCTCTATGGTCTCCAATCAGCAACCATCACAGCTGAAGGCTTTGTGAAGTATGATGACACCATAGGATCACAGCAGCTCCGCTCTGTGGCATTGGGTGGCACTGATGATGCAGATTATCAGGCGCGATTCACCACAGGTGTCACAGGTGATAAAGAGGTGAGCTTTGATGCAGTGATCACCTCATTTGAGGAGACAGCTGCAGTGAATGAAATTGCTACCTACAGCATCACCCTGGAGAACACAGGGCCGATCACTGAAGCAACTGTATCCTAAGAAACAACCCTGGCAGGCCTGGCATCCCTTTCCTGGGAATGCTGGGCCTTGCTTCATCCATAGAACCACATGAACACACTGAGAGGAGAAGTGCAGGTGAAAGCTGGGGCAATGACCCTGGATGCTCTGCTCAACATGAACTGCTTCAGGATCCTTTGTCAGGATCAAGAAATGGAGCTGGCTGATCTGGACAACTTTGCCACAAGCAATGCACTGGAATTCGTGCCAGCTGTGCTTTGGGCAGGAGTGAAGAATGCAGCAGCCTATCATGGCAAGGAGCTGCCAGAAGGCCTGGCCTTTGATCGCTTTGCTGCTTTGGTCCTGGCTGATCCAGATGCCATCACAGCATACGCTTCCCAGATCAGTGATGCATTGGGCTTCAATGATCCTGAGTCTGAGACTGCGGGAAAGTAGAAGAGGGAGCATCAATCAGCACCTGGCGTGAGCTCTATTCCCTGGGGCTCTCAATGGGATTGCTTCCTGATCAGTTCTGGGGGATGACCCTGGCTGAATTCGGATGCTGGTCAAAAGGATTGAAGCACGAGGAAGAGAGGCATTGGGCCAGGACATCAGCGATGATGGCCCTGGTTGCAAACACCCAGCGATCACAGAAATCCAAGGCCTACAAGCCCAACGATTTCAACCCATATGCAAAAGCAACAGAGCACACATCAATACCCACCACTGATCAAATTGAATACCTGAAGAAATGGCAAGGCAATCCCTCCTGAGTGTCCTCCTTGATCTCAATGCTGATGGCTTTGAGAGCGGCCTGCAAAAGGCCCAGCGCTCCATGCGCAGGACATCCAGGAGCCTGAAGAGAAGCGGTGCCAATCTGACCAGGAATGTCACAGCTCCACTGGGGCTGATCGCTGTTACCTCCTTCAAGGTGGCTGCTGATTTTGAGCAGTCAATGGCAAAGGTGAAGGCTGTCTCTGGAGCCACAGCTGGTGAATTCAAGAAGCTGAAAGAGAATGCCCTGGAGCTGGGCAGCTCAACCAGGTTCAGCGCTTCCCAGGTGTCAGCTCTACAGCTGGAATTTTCAAAGCTGGGATTCACAGCAACTGAGATCACAAAGGTCACAGGGGCAACATTGAACCTGGCACAGGCAACCGGATCAGACCTGGCACAATCAGCTGAAGTGGCTGGTGCAACCCTCAGAGCTTTTGGCCTGAATGCAAGTGAGACAGGCAGGGTCACTGATGTGATGGCTGCCAGCTTCTCCAGCTCTGCCCTGGACATGGGCAGCTTCCAGGATTCCATGAAGTTTGTGGCTCCAGTTGCAAGGAAGGCTGGGCTGAGCATTGAGCAGACCACAGCAATGCTGGCTGCAATGGCAAATAATGGCATCAAGGGAAGCCAGGCTGGAACGGCATTGCGCAGGATCCTCTCCACAGTGGGAGCCACTGGGGGTGATGTTTCTGCTGCCCTGGAGAAACTGAGCAAGGAAAGCCTGACCCTGGGAGGAGCCCAGGATGAGGTGGGAAGGAATGCCCAAAGTGCTTTGCTGGTCCTGTTGGACAGCATGGGAGTGGTGGAGGATCTCTCAGGTGCTTTTGAGAATTCTGCAGGGGCAGCAGCTGGAATGGCTGCCACTATGGATGACACAGCTGAGGGAGCTGTGAAGCGGATGCAGTCCGCAGTGGAAGGTGCGCAGATCAGCATTGGATCTGCCCTGGCACCCACCATGCTGGACATCATCAAGACCATTGAGAAGATGGCTGCTGGATTCAGCGACCTATCCAAGGGCACCCAGGGATTCATTGTGAAGGCTGGCCTGGCAGCAGCTGCCATTGGGCCATTCAAGAGCAGCCTGGGTGGTATGCTGGGAATGATCAGCAAGAGCCAAACAGCAACAAAGCTCCTGAGCAGAAGCCTGACCCTCCTGGCAAATCCCATGACAGCTCTGGTGGCTTCAGCTGGCATCCTGGTGTATGCACTTCTGGATCAAGCTGGTGCCTTCGAGGATGTGAACCGGGTGCAGAAGAAGATCCAAGGGATCAGCGACAAAGCCCAGGGAGCATATGTCCAGGAGGCAGCCAAGGTGAATGCCCTGGCTGAAGAATACAGACTTTTTGAAGGGGATCTGCAGAAGCGGAAAACCATCCTGAATGATCTCAAGGCCATCAGTCCTGACTACTTCGGGGATCTGGATTCTGAAAAAACGAAATATGAAGACCTGAAGAAAGCGGTGGGCAACTACACTGCAGAGGTCAAAGCAGCAGCCATTCAAAAGGCATTTGGTGATGCCCTGGTGGATGTGGTTGCTGAGCAGCTGGTGGCCACTGAGAAGCTGAGAGATGCTGAGCTGAGACTGGCCAAAGCCCAGGAAGGTGTTGCCAATGCTGCAAAGCAATCTGGTGGATCAATTAGAGACGGAACCAGTGGCAGGCTGGAAGCATCTCTGGAATTGACAGCAGCACAGAAAGAAGTGAATGATGCCACATCTGAGGGCAATGCGCTTGAAGCTGAGCGGGTGGGCATCCTGGGAAAAATCCAGAGGGCAGAGGCAAGCCTGGCAGAGGCCAGATCAGATGCAGGCCTGGATCCAGTAAGCAGCAGCGAATCAACAGACACAGGCGGTGGAGCAGTAACGGCAACAGCAGTCCCAATCCCAGTCAAGTTTAACCTGGCCAATGATCCTCTGGGTGATCTTATGGGCCAGCTATCTGATGAGCTGAATTCTGCTGCATCCCAGCTCAGCCTGGACGGTGATCAAGTTGCCAACCTGGATGCAATGGCCAAGGCCTATGAGAAGGCAGCCCTGGAAGCTGCCAAGCTGGGAGAAGTTGACCTGGCTGCACAACTCATGGAGCAGGCCAGAGCTGCCCAGGAAGTGGATGGCATTGCACCGATCATGGAGAATCTCCAGCGGGCAATGGGCGTGGCAGATCTCCAGGCCCAGGCTTTTGGTGGATCCTTTGATCTGATCGGGGCAAAGACTTCAGCTCTGCAGCAAGCCATCAGCTCTCTCCTGGAAGCAGGCCTGACACCAACCAGCACCAAGGTGATGGAACTGGTGGCACAGCTCAACGGTCTCAGCACAGTGACTGTGGAAGCAGCCACAGCAATGGAGGCAACAGCAGCCCAGCTGGGGACGGTTTTTGAAAACATGTTCACCACCATGCGCCAAGGCCAGGAGGCTTTGACTGAAGCTGTGGTGGAAGGCACAATGAGCCAGG